TCCTTTACTTGTCAAAAAGTATTACAACATTATACTTTAAACAAAAATAAAAAACAAACCATTCTTACGATATTTGTAAGAATTAACACGAAAGGTCAAAAATGACTACTTCACTTCAAACCATCATCAACAGCGTTCACCAGACAGTTTACGAGAATGTTCTCGCTAACTTGGAGGAGATCGGAATCGACCGCGACGAAGCAATCAAGCTTGTCAATGAGATTGATTCAGCAGAGGTTTTGAATCTTTCAGACTTTTAATCTTTAAAGTCTAGAAAACCCCCTCTTCCTTATGGAGGAGGGGGTTTTTTTATTGCCTATGCTCTTGCGGATTGTTTATTTCTAAAAACTCCAGTTGGGCATGCGCCTGTTTTTGCGTGGTCGCACCAACTGCATAATCTTGAGTTTCCTGTTGCTGTAAAATTTTGATCTTTAATAATTAAGTTAATATTTTTTATTAGCTTTTCTTTTACGTTCTCTATATCTTCTTGAGAGAAAGTATGTCCCTTTTTTCTTCCAGATCTTAAGTAATGCAGTTCTGCATAGACTTCTTTATCCGGGAAGATTAAAGAGGCTGCAAGGGCATATATTCCTAGCTGAAGGTTATTGGGAACTTCTTTCTGCGAAACTTCCCACTTACCAGTCTTATAGTCGATGATATGAACACGGTCATCATATAGATCAATTCTATCTATGTATCCCATTATATGGTAGTTGCCAATTATAAAGCTAAAACCATATTCTTTTTCATAAACGTCAAAAGAAAAATCTGAATACTTATCATAAAATTCATCTATGATTTCTTTTCCAGCAGAGATCAATTCATTTGATATCTTACCTTCTGGGTCATAAGACAACTTATGCTCTTCATACTTTTTAACCATCTCATCATGGTTTAAATTTGAATCTTTAGATATAGTATCTTCTAATACCGAGTGAACTATATTTCCGCAGCACTGCTGGCTCACTAAAGAATCTTGGTTCCTTTTTAATGTAAGTAAAAAAATACTTAGAAGGACATTGTAGATAGCTATCTATTCTTGAGTAGGAGAAATCTACTACAGCTAACCTTTGAAGATCATTTAAATCTTCATATTTTTTAATCTCTATTGCCATCATTCCCACTTACTTCGGGATCATATACTATGTTCCCATCTTCATCGTATTCTTTGCCACATTCATCTATCGTGTGGTTATTGTATTTATTAAGATAAGATCCTTGACCCACTGGTATCCAGCCAGTTTCACCTATCTCCATAAAGTCATCTTCATTGTATGGCCACATGTTCCCCATCCACTTTAATTGTGCATTCGCTAAAAGATTCTATATTTAAATAGTAATTTAAAACTGAATATAAATCATTTAGCTCCTGCTTGCTAGCAAATATGCCAGCTATTCCTGATTGAATAAAAAACCTATCTTCATCCACATGTATTCCATTTGAATATTCAATTAAGGTTATATTATTTTTCGTGATTCTTCCTGTTTCCATAGCTGACATTTAATCCTCGTCTACAATCGTTATAGGGTTCCATGTTGGATCATTCATCTTTTCTCTCATGTCATTAACATAAGAGTCCCAGTCTCTTTCGTCCTCAGATTTATGCTCATATTTAACCTGACCTTTAAATGGGTTTGATTTAAATCTTGTAATGATCAATCTTCCCTCTTTTGTACGCCATCTTAAGACGCCATTTCTGCAGTCGCAGAAATCCTCTGAATGAACTTCAATAACCCCTCTGGGGTCAAATCTACCGCTACATCCATTACACTTTGAATATCTACCTTTGTCTGCACATCTAGAACAAGACGTACAGTATCTCCAACAATCTCTTTCTGCTGGGTTTTTAAAGCTTCCATCTGCTGGCATTATTTCTCCAATTCAATTAAAGAATTTACTAGTGGTATTATCTTCGCTGAAGACAATACATTAAATTTATATACATATTTTTTATTTAAATCTTTTATATGTAAAAAGACAGGACTATTTCCTTTATGTGATGAAATTATATCATATATCTTTTTAAATGTTAAGCTAGATATGTTCTCTGGAAACTCAAAAAATATAGGCTTTCCTCCAGAAAAGGTTTTTGTTTCTACTTTTTCACAAGAGTTATAGAATATTTTAATAGTTGAGTTGTCTTCCTCTGTTTCTTTATTTAAGAAACCATTTATGATCACTATCTCTCCAGAAGAAAAATAATCATCACTGATATCCTTTGCTGTCTTAGGGAATATAATTACTTCAACAGAAGATGATATATCTTCTAGATTAAATTTAAACATCTTCTGACCTTTTTTGGTGGTCATTTTTTTAAATGATGTAATAATTCCACCAAGCTTTACAGGGCTTCCTGCTTGACTATCTTGTAGGTCAATTATTTCATGAGTTGTTTTATTCTTAATAACATCCCATATACCTAGAACTGGATGATTAGTAACATATATTCCTAGTTCTTCTTTTTCTTTTTCTAAGATTGAAAGTTCAACTCTTCTACTTGTTTCTATTTCCACCTCTTCAACTAGTTCATCAAATGCCCCAGCGTTGATTAAATGCTCCAGCGTAGACTTCTTAAAGACTGTTGAATCACATCTTCTATAAAAATCTTGTAGGCTTGTGTATAGTTTTTTTGTATCTCTACAGTTAATTATCGACTCTGCTATTGATAAGCCAATGCCGTTAATTGCAGACAGACCAAAGACTATAGAGTTGTCGCCTAAAACCTCAAAATCTATTTCGGAATAATTAATAGATGGAGGAAGAACTTCAATACCAATTCGTCTGCAGTCAGATAAATAAAGTGACTGCTTATCTTTATTGCCGACCACCGAGCTCATCAAAGCTGCCATGTATTCAACAGTATAATTAGATTTAAGATACGCAGTGACATAGGAAATCATTGCATAGCTAGCAGCGTGTGCTCTGTTAAATCCATAGCCTCCGAAGTATTCAATGTCTGAGTATATTTTATTTGCTTTATCTGTTGATAAACCAGATGTTGTAACACACCCGTCTACAAACTTTTGCCTAAACAAAGCTATCTTATCCATTAACTTCTTGCCTATAACCTTACGCAGATCATCAGCTTCTGCAGAACTGAATCCAGCTAGCTCTCTAGCTACACCCAAAACATCTTCCTGATAAAGCATGATGCCAAGAGACGGTCCTAAAACTTTCTCTAACTTAGGGTGATCATACTGAACCTTTGATCTACCATGCTTTCTATCTATATATAGTTTGTCCATTCCAGATCCCATAGGACCTGGTCTATAAAGCGATATCAAAGCCATGATGTCTTCTATGTTTTGTGGCTGCAATTGGACCATTAATTGACGCATTCCTGAAGATTCCAATTGGAAAACTCCTATAGCGTTTCCTTTACCCAACTCTTCAAAAGTCTTTTTATCATCTAAAGGAATTTCATCAACGTCTATATGTATTCCTTTAGTCTTTTTTACAAGCTTTATACAAGAATCTATAACACCTAAGTTTCTAAGGCCTAAGAAGTCAATCTTTAAAAGTCCACATTGTTCGACTCTTCCCATGTCCCATTGTGTAACTACTGGATTGTCTGAACCCTTTTGCATTATCGGAAGGTAATCGACTAATGGACCTTTAGATATAACTACACCAGCAGCATGGATGCCAGTCTGTCTTACCAGACCCTCTAAACCAAAAGCTGCATCTACTATCTTTGTTGAATCTGAATCAGAGTTATATTCGTTCTTAAACTCTGCCACTTCCATACACTCTGAAAGATTTTTTGATATACCTAAGACCGGAGGAGGAACCAACTTGGCAACTTTATCGCCAGACACAAAGTCATAGCCTAGAGCTCTTGCAGCGTCTCTTATTGACTGTCTAGCACCTGTTCTATTGAACGTGCATATATGTGCCACATGGTCGTTTCCGTATTTTTCTCTAGCGTAGTTGATGACCTTATCTCTGTGTCTATCATCAAAGTCCAGGTCTATGTCAGGCATTGATTTTCTTCCTTCGACAAGGAATCTTTCGAACATCAAACCAAATCTAATTGGATCTAAATTAGTAATATCAAATGCATACGAAAGAACGCTTCCTGCAGCAGATCCTCTACCCCAGCCAACTCTTATGTCGTTGCTTTTTGCCCATCTAACAAGGTCTGATACAACCAAGAAATACTCAGGAAAACCCATGTCCTTGACGACTTTCATTTCATGATTAGCTCTAGTTAATATATGGTCTGGAAGAGGGTCGCCATATTTTCTCTTTAAGCCATCCCAAGCTAATCTTTCAAAGTAATCTGTTGAAGATTCTTTTGTTGGAATTGGAAAGTTAGGAAAGTGAATCTGACCAAAGCTAAGATCTAAATCAACCATATCGCATACAGTCATTGTATTCTTTAGCCAGTCTTCAGAGAATACTTTAGCCATAGAATCATAAGACTGAAGATAGAACTCATCACCAGAGAAAGAAAATCTATCTGGAGTATTTATAGTTGAACCAGTAGAAACACAAAGCATGATGTCGTGAGCGTGCGCATCTTTTTGATTTACATAGTGACAGTCTCCAGTTGGAACTATCTTTGCTCCTATTGTTTTAGCTATTTTAACTAGATCTTCAAATATCTTTTTTTGTTCTTTTAGCCCATGATCCTGAACTTCTATAAAATAATTATCTTTACCAACAATGTCCTGCATCTTCTTTGCAGAAGACAAGGCAAAATCGTAATCATTTCTAAGAAGTGCTTGCGAGACCTCGCTATTCAAACAACCAGAAAGTACGATGATGCCTTCGCTGTGTTGGGCAATTAGATCATGATCAATTCTTGGCTTTGCGTAGTAGCCTTCAAGAAAAGATCTGGAGGACATCTTAATAATGTTGTGATATCCAACGTTATTTTGAGCCAATATCGTAATGTGATATGGACCTCTTTGTTCCCATTCATTTTTTGCAGGACCGGATCTTTCTTCTTCGTCCTTATCGAATCTAGTTTTTCTTGCTTGATAAAATTCTGATCCGAAGAATTGGTTTTACGCCAACAGACTTTCCCGCATCATAAAAGTCTAACCATGAATGTATGTTTCCATGGTCAGTTGTCGCCAGCCCTGACATACCAAGAGACTTAGCTCTATCTAAATAAGCTTGAACATCACCGTGACCGTCTAACATTGAGAAGACAGTGTGGTTGTGCAGGTTAGTCCAGTTTTTCATTAAATTCCTCTTGTTTTATCTATGTTGTCTAGTGAGTTGCTTCTTCTTTCTCTATATGTAATTATGACAACACCACCACAGTACTTACATGGCACGTCTTTACCATCTTGAGCAAATGGGCTTTTGTACATATATTCCATAGGTTGATCAGACTTACATTCTGAGCAGACACCTATTACATCATCTTCATTTCTAATATTGTCAGACATTTGTATCCTTTCTTAAACTTTTATAGGCAAAGCGTATTGGTGAAGGAGAAGATTCTTCATTGCTTTCAACATACTTATTTCCTATTTGAATCCATTTCTTCTTCTTTTCTAGGTGACAGTCGCCGCATCCAACCCCAACAGAGTTAGCTCTCTCGCAACTAAATGGTCGACCACCTATACCAAGATCTCTTCTTTTAATCCAGTCATTAATGTGCGCAGAAGATTTTTCATAATTATAGTCATTGCACATACTTAGTATACTATGCAAAAACTTAACAGAGTCCTCGTTGAATGTTAATATTGAACAAAGAAATAGTCTTGATTCGTGGTCTAAATGCTTCTTATCTTTTGCTTGTTGGATTATTCTTGCTACAGCAGTACATCCTTTTACTAAAGCTTCTGGGGTAAATAATTTTTCTGAATCATTTAAAGACTTGAAAGAAGAAGAGCCATGTTTATTAAAATGATCTAACCAATTTTCTGGTTTAGATTTTTCTTCTTCCATGTCATAAGTAAATTGCCTATACCACATATTAGCTTTTGCATCGAATTCAGGCATAGCTATATGATTATCCTGTTGTTTCTCACAGTATAATTTAATTTGATCCATATCTTTAGATAATAAATCTTTTGAAATTCTATTCTTATAAAGACCAGTATCTTGATGCTTGGACCCTGCAAGTCTCCACATTCTTCTTTGGTCATAGACAGCAAAGTCTAAACCATTTAAATCTAGATCTTTTTTTAATCTGTTTGCTATGTATCTAAAAGTTTTAGACAGACTATTAGTTGGATTTATTCCAAGTGTTATAGCTTCACATTCTATATGAAAACCTTTTTTTCCAGTAAAATATACAATTATAGATTCTTCTGGAATGTAAGAAGATAGATATTCATACAATTTTCTACAATCGTTTAATGATACATTTTCTTCCGAGTTATCTATATCAAAATATAAAGAACCCAATCGCACACAGTTATCCATGTCTGCCACATCATAATGCCAAATAGAAGTATACAATCCAGTATTATTATGCTTCTGTCTAAATTGGTCCAAATCAAATACACTAATAAATTTTGTATTCCCATTTTCTTTTTGTCTAATAACCCTAGACAATGACGGAACATAGACAGCCATTTCAACCAGCTGCCATTTATTAAGATATTTATCTTCTTCTAATGGTATGATCATTTTATCTTTGCTTCTATATTTTTTTCTGTAATTGGGCCTATTGATATCTTTTTTGACTCATTCATATACTTATTGTAATTTCTATAATAAATTGAATCTTCAATAATCTTTTCCAGATTAGAAATAAGATAATGTCTTTTACTTAGTCTTTGTTCTTTTTCCATTTTGGATTTATTAACTCGCTGTCTTCAATGAATGTATGTAGCTTTGAAGCTATATTATCAGATATGTGAACTATATAATCTAAATATGTAATAGGATATGTTTCTGGGATGGGAGACCACGGGCCAAGATGACTTCTAATGAGTCTCAATATTGATTGAACTATTTCTTCCCCTAAATATAGGGTTGAAGATTGAGATTCGTTTGCGAAGTTCTTGTCATCTTTTTGACACTGTTCAACCAATCTACCGACTGTATAAGGGTGCATTGGATCATATTTGCATCCGTCTCCATCATCCTTTTCTATACCCTTACAAACATCATGCAAGATACAGGCAGATATAACTATGTCTCTTTCTTCACTAACTAGACTGTATGAATCGCTTATTACGCTAGCTACTCTAACAACTCTTTTAGTATGAAGTAGATTGCCACCTATACCGTGCTCATCTGCTGGGTGATATTTTCCTGAAAAACTAGAAGGTATATCCCAAAAGTGTTTAGCTTTTAAAAGAACTGATCTAGTAAATGATCTAATAGAATCATCTGTTATCATTTCTAATTCTTCTAGAAGTGGTTTTAATATTTTATTCTCTTCTTCAAAAGAAGAGGATTCAGTTCTCTGAACAAGTATTTCATCTAATATTGACTTAGCCATTATAACTCTCACTAATCCAACCTGCCCATTGTGAGCATGGTTTATCAAAAGGACATTTTTTACAATAAGGTATTAAGTTTCTTTTTGGAACGAAGACTTCTGTATTACCTATTTTATCAAACCAGTATTCGAATATAGTCATTTCATCTTCATCTATATTCTCTTCATTAAATTTTAAATTATTAGACATTAAATCAATATAACCAATTTTTACCTTTGGCATTTTTGATGGGTGCCTATTCTCGTAAGCCTTCTTCATAGCGCAGAAGTCGAATTGGTAGATGTGTTTATTTGATTGCTTATAGTTAAATAAAATTTTAGTTACCAGATATTTGCCATCTTCAAAAAGTATTAAGTCAAATTTATCTTCTACGTTTACTTTATTTTTTCCAGGAACAGTATACTCTTCACAAATTGCCATTGGAATTATATCTGAATCTGCGTACTGTTCGTAAAACGACAAAAGTATTCCGGCTGCTTTAGATGTTAAGCTAGACATATTTCCGTATGCAGTTTCATGCTGCTCTGTAATGATGTCGTAAGATGTAGTATCTTTTGGAAACCACATCTTTTCCCATCTATTTAATAATGCAGAATATGATGGTATTATTCCACCTTGTTTTTTAAAGAAGAAAAAATAAACTATATTTTTTATAGTGTTTTCAAATTTTTCTGTGTATATATCTCTTGAATATATTTTCTCTGGAAGTTTTTCTAAGTGTCTATAATCGTATAGTCTTTCACACATTTGAAAATCTTTTACTGCGTTAACGCTTATGCTCGGCATTAATGGAAATCCTTATCATTTAATAAATCGTCTAGAATAGAAGATGACGTATCATAGGACTCGTCAGTGATTGGATCATATTCTTCATATTTCTTTTTAAAGTCCACATATTTAACAAGTGGTGGATCATAACTAAAGGTAGATCCAGTTATTCTATTTTTAGGTATCTGCAACTGCATTATGTTTTCGTCTACTGTCTCATCATCAGTGGCTAAACGCTTTTCTGTAATAAATATTGTAACAGCGCACTTCTGCTGAATAGCTAAAGATCCACCAGTATCAGACTGCTGAACGACTTCTCTTTTTTCTTTCATTCTATTTGCATTTTCCTGCGCTGTTATAATCATAACACAGTTCATATCTCTGGCCAGCTTTTCTAACCTAACCATCATCTCTTCGAACTCACCCCATCTAGGTTTACCTTTACCTGCACCTCGAGTAAACATAGACTGTATCGTGTCGATAATAACAACATCTGGCATGTTTTCATTGTGGCCAATAATATCTCTTAACCAAAACTCCAGGTCTTCAAAGTATGGAGTATCAGGATCATGTCTAACCATTAATCTATCACCCCATTCTAAAAGTTTTTCTTTAAACACATTCATGTGTTCTAACTTTTGTTCTCCAGACCATTTATGCGCTTCTGAATATACATTCTGACCAATTATTTGGGTCATTAATATTCTTTCCCAGTGACCTAAAGCTTCTTCAAAGTTAACATAAAGAACCCTATAGCCTGTATCAAGCCAATGATTAGCTAAACACTTTGCAAATGTGCTCTTACCTTTGCCTGATGGTGCTATTACAGCATGAACTGCACCTTTAAAGAATCCACCCTCATCAGTGTAACCCATTGCTCTATTAAGAGCTTTAAATTGAGTTGGAAGAAAGTCTGGAATATCCAAAAGAGACTCTGCTCTAGAAACTATTTCATTACCTGTAGTAACTTTATCTAATGGATTATAATGAATTTGATTTTCTAGTTCGCGTATTTGAGAAGTAAGCTTTTCTATTCTTTGTACGTCTTCTTGGGTTTTTTGCCCTTTTTGATTTAGTATTATCTGCAGTTCTTGTAGATAATTTATTTGCTTTCTTTTTCTGGCTTTATGTTTAATTATTTCAGTAATTGTCTCAGCATTTGAAACTTCCATAGATAGTAAGATGTCGAGCATAACGGAAACGCCAGCGTTACCACCTAATGCCTCATGTATATCTGTCTCAGATTGTAGCCAAGACTTAAATGCTATTGGGTCAACTATATCTAGTTGAGTTGCTGTATGAAAAGATACTAAAGCCTTATAGAATTCATTGATACCTTTATCACCATGTATAGCTCCAACTATATCTTCTGAAAGATTGTCTGAAAAGTATTTTACTGAACCCTTTTCTTTTAAGCATAGAGAAAAAATTTGATACTCAACTGGAAGCTCCGTATTATTTTCCTGTTCTTCTGTCATTCTTTATTTTTTCCTTGTATGCCCTATAAGAGTTTTTTCTTTTTTCGGATTGTATTTTTTTGCTCTGCTTATAAGCTTCGCTGTCTGTGATGCTTCTTTTTTTCTTTGGCTTTTCAATCACTGGGTTGGATCTTATTGCATCTAACATTCTATCAAAAACTGACTGTTCTGTCAGGTTATCATTATATCTAAATACAACTAAAGCAATTCCATTTTCTTTGCACCAGTCTGCTTTTTTGGAGTCTCTTATTACAGCTTGCTCAAAGTCATACTTAGAATCGTAAAATCTACTTGTGTAATAGAAATGCTGACGACCGTGATACTCAGCTGCCAAAGAATACTTAGGGCAATAAACATCTAATTTTAGTTTATCACCAATATGAAATTCATTTATTATTTTTTCTCCAGGAAGCAGTTTTTGCATTATTGCAGTTAATGCTGTCTGTCCTCTTGACATTTTTTTTCTTTTGTCTTTTATCCAAGACAAACCTGAAGAATTAATTTTTTTATTTAATTCACCTAATGAACAACCTAGCTCGTCTGCTATTTGAGACAACGAATAATTTGTTTCAAATAGTAAATCAGACAAGAGCTCTAGGTCATCGTGTTCATCTTCTTTGCTGTTTTTATTGCGCATCTTTTGTAGAAGTATTGTAATTCTTGTTAAAGTTAACAGTCTTACCAAGGTCTATAATAGACATATTTAGTTTTTCCCAAATCTTTCCACTTAATGCAAGACCCAAAGAACTGCAGTCCATAAGACAATAATCTACGCCACCTTCAAATTCTGCCACTTGTGAGTATATATCGTCTAACTTCTCATAATGATTATTGTAAGGAACAGTAATCACATTTACTTTAGAGTTCAAGGTCTTATAAATTGTTTTTTTATCATGGAAAGAAACAACTAACGCTGGTGTATCTTTAATATAAAAGTTACAGAATGTATCAAATACATCTTTGTTGTTTAAATAATAATGCTCAAAAAGATTTGAGCTATAATTTCTATCGCCAGACTTTAAGCCTAATCGAACATGCTTACCATTTTCTACTTCGTCTACTAGACCAGATGAAAAGTTTTTCATAACTCTTGGATGATCAATAGCTATAGAATTCATGATTGCTCTAGCAAACATAGATGGGAATGCACCCTCGTTCTTTTTATTTAAGGCAACTATTGAGTATTTAGAAACATTCAAGAATGCAAACTTTTCTTTTGCATCCATTAATTTTGTTAAGTCTATTATTGCTTGCTTTTCGTTTTTCATTTTTGCTCCTATCAAATACCAAAGCTGCCCCAGTTTATAAGAACTGGGTTTTCATCTACTATTGAATTAATATGGTTTATGTTATGGAATTTTCCACCGTCTAACTGAGAATATCTCTCATGCTTCATCACCTTGTCATCATCTTTAATGTAACCTAAGTGCTGCATAATTAGTCCGGAGTGAATAAAATAATTTTTTTGTCTGATCCAGTCAACAACATAGGTTGGCTCAGATCCACAAGCCAAAGCTCTATCATAAAATGTTGCACCAGACATATATCTAAATATTCTTGAACTGTTATTTGGAGCCCAAGCTTTATCTACTCTATACTGAGTCTCGTTCCACATGTGATAGAAGCGAACATTTACAACATCTTTTTCTGATGCGTTTAAGATATCTCTAACATCTGGAGTATTAATATCACTTACATTATAAAGCATTTCATCGCAGTCTATTGCAAGGATCCAATCACCTTCGCTTGCGTGATTCTCTAAATTAAGCCACGCATATTTTCTAAGTCTACCCTCATGTTTATTAAACATCTGCATTGGCGTCTTGTACGTGTGAGCATATTTGCTAGCTATTTCAATAGTATTGTCATCTGAACAATCATCAGTAAAAACAATTTCATCTACTTGAGTAGATAATCTTTTTAAAACATCTTCTAAAAATCTATTTGATTCATTACGCCCAACCATTTGAGCGATTATTTTTTGAGCCATGATTCTCCTTGGCTATATATGGAAATGGCGGGGGACTAATGCCCCCGCCAAAACCAAATGAATATTATCAATCAGCGATTTGCTCGCGGGCCTGAATTGCAGAGATTCGCTCTACGTCTACATCCTTGAAGAGAAGCTCTCCAGAGACGCCATTAAGAGTGCGACGATTGCTCTTAGCAAGCTTTTCTGCCTCTGCCATGGTGTTAGCTTTTACAATTGAAGTTGTAGTAACAGTGAAGTACTTGAACTTGTTGTCTGACATTTTTATATTCCTTTTTTAGTTATTTGGATAATGGGTAGATATATATTCTATAGCATCTTGCAGATCTTCTGCAAGTTTTGTTGCCATATATTTCATATATGGGCGATCTTTATTTTGATTAGAGCACATTACGATTGTGGGTTGGCCATTGAGTTTCGCCCAAGCCATTTCAAAATCAGTACCTATATAAGCTCTGTCTTCTAACATGTATTCTACCAGAAGAATATCTGATTTCTTCTGCATGAACATATTTTTTTCAACAATTTCATCTGGAGACATTGTGTTGTCTTCTGGTATAGAAGTTGGATCAAGAATTTTATAATCACGTTGAGATAACATGAAGGCTGCTTCTTGTCTCCACCCTCTTGCATAGTCACCAACGTAGTCCATGGCACCTGCCAAATACACTGTAATACTCATACGGGCCAATGATACTCTAAATCTGATGGCTCGTCAAAGTATTGAGAGTAATATTCGTAATCTTTTCTAAGAAGATTAGATCTATGCGATCTATGAAAAAGATCTTGTCCAAACCAAGGAGGATATATGATTGAAGAATGATCTATCTCTTCAAACTTCATTGTATTTTTATAACCTCTATCTATCCATTCAAGAATAGTATAGTTTTGGTATAGCTTTAAGGCTTCTTCGTAACCAGTCCACATGCGTGTAACTGGATGGTTACGCCAACCCTTAGTGGGAGTTCGATCAAGCAATATGTTGAGCACTTGAAATGTCTCAACACGCTGCTTGCCTAACCGACGATAATCCAATACCTTTACTGAATCAATAAAATTGTCATATGGAAGAAATGTTTGCATTATTTGTCTTTCTTGAACTCGGTGAAAGTTTTATCTCCAACACCATAATACTCTCTTGCTAGCCCAGAAGCAACTATGTCTGTATTTAAACATGCTCCTGCTTCATTCCACACTCTAGCAAGAACTCTTCCATATTTCTCATTCTTATCAATAATTGTTTCAATCTTTACTTTATGATTTGCTGCAGTTAGCCACTGATCAGTAAATTCTTTAGCTGCAAGGCCCATCTTCTTTTCCTCAAGATTAGAAGTTCTACTCTCTGGCGTATTTACTCCGTAAAGACGTACTCTGCCTTTCTTTAAGGTATCAAAACCAAGGTCAATAACAATATCAAATGTATCGCCATCAACTACTTTCTTTACTTCTGCATTATATATCCAAGGATTTAATTTGTCTGTCATATTAATCTCTTTCTATTCCCATGTGATCACATGCTTTTCTGAAAATTTCCCTACTAATGGGAAAGTATTTATCTGCCCTACTTACTCCCTCGCCAGGTCTAGGAGTTGAAGCGTGCCAGCTATGCCCAATTGAAACTGAACCATCATACACTACATTGTAACCTAAATGTCTTGCAAAGTAAGAGCACCAAGTCTCTTCATAATAATGAGGGGTAGGGAGAAATGCTCCAATGGCGTTTGGATAAATTTCTCTGTACTTAGGATGGTTAGTCATATCGTCCCAAACATCTCTTCTAACAAAATATGCAGATCCGGATACTGTAACGCAATCTATTTGATCTCTATACAGTAGATCGTCAGGATCATGTTGTCTCCACCCTCTGTGCTTTGGTTGAATGTTAGTTCCTACTATTCCGGCGTGTGTTATGTAGCCATTTTCATCTCTTTGTTTTGGTCCCAATATATGTATATCTGGATTATTGGCAAATATTTTTTCTATATTTAAGCAGTCATTACTCGTCATCCAAACATCACCGTTTAAGACACCTACTATTTCAGCGCTGCTCTTATTCGCCATATCATTTATTGCTGCAGAATATCCAATATTGTTTCTTAAATATGTTCTATTTATCCAATATTTATCTTCATTTTCTCTAAGCCATGGAATAAAATCATCTGTTGATTCATTATCTGTAATATATAGATTCCAATTTTTTACGAGCGCGCCATTTGGACTGTGCATATCTGAATGCAGAGTGTCCAAAAATCTCTGCAAAAGCTTTCTAGTATTATGGTTTACCACACAAAGATCTATCATAAGTCTCCTGCTATCATTATATCAAAAGCTGCTTTTGGAGACAGGCCATAACCGATGTATTCACTCATGTCATCAATAGCTTTATTCATTTCTTCACCATCAAAAAATTCTGATAATCTATTTCTATACTGAGTCATAGTTACATTGTCTTTTATTTGCTTTTCAAATTTTTTCTTATTAACTACTTCATATAAAACTACTCCCAGTAGAAGTCCTATAAATATTGGCTTACCATTCTTCATCGTAGATGTCCTCTTGTGGAATATAAGTTTTTTCAATCCAGTCTTTTATAGATAAAGACACATTGATCCAAGCATCTTTTGATGTTTTGTCCTGCTCATTAAAAGCCATTGTTTCATAGACTTCAGCTATGTGCTGAAGTATTTCTATGTCTGCCACAAAGGCTGCTTGACCAGGAGATAACTTTATGTTAATTTTTTTCTTTGACATAATTTATTCTTTGTTTTGTATTTCTTCTTCTGTTAATTTATATAAACAAATATTATTTGAGTCTGGCTCAAAGGTAATAAAAAATATATTTTTATCATCTTTTGATAAGCCTTCTGGTGGTGGAGATTCTAGCGCAATCTTTTGCGAAGAACAACCATAAACTTGACTATGGTTATCGTATACTACTAAATAATTTAACTTAGATGCTGGCATTCTTTACCTTTATTGTTTCTATTCCTGCCTTGTTCAAGAAGGATTGTATCATATCCCAGTCTGAATAAGACGTATCATTTATGTAATAAATTGTTTTTATTGTACTGTTAGCTATCAGCTTAGCGCAAGAAAAACATGGTGGACCATTTACATATATTTTAACTGGATTAGAACTATAATCCGTATGCAGAAGTGCATTTGCCTCAGCGTGTGTCGCTATACAGTTATCGTATGAAGATCCACTTGGGGAGTTTTGTATGGCTCTTGGACAGCCACCATCTTCACAGTGTGCAAAGTTTTTTGGACCGCCGTTATAGCCAAAACCAACAATATGGTTATTAGAGTCTATCAATACTGCACAGTATTTTTTCTTTTTACAAGTTGAAAAAATTAATGCTGCGTTTTCGCATAGCTGCATGTATTGAATATCTTTTCTCGTAAGATTATTCATATCAAATTAATAATAATAGTCCAGCCAAAAAAGTAGATATGACAGCTAAAACAACACTGACGATTTTAGTTCTTTTATCTTCGCTAACTTGATTCAAAAATTGCAGTGATATGCTCCAGTTTATTAAAACTGAAAAAATTAAACATAATAAAATATTATATATCATTTGAGTTTACCAGGCAGTTCATCGAAACAGGAAACTTTGGAAGTATTAATTCATAAATAGCTCTTGCATAATCTTTTATTTCTAACTGAGCGTCTTCTTGTAATCTTTGATTTAGAAACAAACATGCGGATTGCAAAGAACATGACCATCTATATATTACGTACATTCCATAAGCTGGCAGGAATAGTCTAGCTTGCTCTGGTGCGATCCCAGATTCTAGAGCTAGGTTGTAATATGCTTCACCCTGTTCAATGTATTTAACTAGGTTTTCACTTAGTATTGAACCTGTCCATGGATCTACAGGACCAGCAGATCCCTGCTTAGAATTCTCAGGAGCCATTCTCCATTCATCTTTAGATGGAGTGTAGAACTCTGGTTCCATAGTGATATATCTTCTAGATGACTCATTCCAAGAGTCCATTGTATGATCAGAGCCAACAACATATTTCCAATGTTGACGAGCAACCATCAATGGAGCCTTGAACTCAAACGTTATAAACGCATGTCTAAATGGAGACATGTGATTTTCTCTTGCTAAAAATTGAATAAGTCTCGCATCTGATGTAGATAACTCATAACTTTCTTTAGCGTAAGAAGCTCTGGCAGCATTAGCTATGCTCAGATCTGATCCCATTATATCTACAAGTCTAACATAACCGTTATCTAAAACAGGAATAATATTTTGATTATTACTCATCATATTCGTCGTCGTCGTCGTACTCATCTAGTTCTATATCCTCGTAATCGTCTATATTTTCTATGTACAATTCTACCATACTGGAGTTAAGATCCTCGGACAATTTATATAAATTACCAAGTAATTCAGATATATCATCGCTGACCTTGCAATCGTCATTGATAACCATAAACATAATTTGTGATATACAAGCTATTGCTTCTCCAAGAGACTCCTGGAGAAATGCAAGCTCTTTTACACTCATGTTAAATTGTAGTTCAACTTTTTCTGTCACATCATCCATATTGGTTGATTGAACTATTTCTGAAAAAAGTTCATTTACTTTTTCGTTATCCATTGGATCTTGTGCCATGGCATTCCTGACTACTTAATTGGACATGCTCCAGTTGCGCATTCTAAATCATCTAAAGCAAAGTCTCCAGAAATATCAACATATTGAATATCATTCTTTACTTTTGACTTAAGTTTTACATATGTTTCTTGATCTATTTCTTCGTATGGAGCAAGATTGAATCCATGTTCGCTATGAAGAAGGAAAGAAACGGACTTAACCTTGGTCTTATAATTTGACTTTAGCCAATCTTGTATTTCTGATAACTCTTCTTTTTTGTAATATACAGTAACGCTTACGTTATTGTCGGCCCATGTAGATTGTGCCTTAACAACCCACTCTAGTTGCTGTATTGCAGTGAGGTCCTTAGCTAAAGCAGCGTGTTCCGGTGTTTCAGACGGGAACTCAACAACGCATATTGTGTGATTTTCTTTTCCATCTAATCCGACATCGTACTGTACTTTATAGCCCTTGTCTCTACAGTATTGAACCAATGGATCATTGCTTCCCATTCTTATTCTTCTAATGTAGTACTTAGCGTATGCAGGGTGGATTCCTGGAGTTACTCCAGCCAAAAGGCTTAGAGTGCCACTAGGCTTAACTGTTGTCAGTTTAATTGAAGGATTAATGCCCAGGGACTTTGACCATTCTGCGTCAAAGGCTTTAAGTTCACTGTAGCAGTCCGCTACCCAGGAAAGCTGCTCCTCAGTTGATTGCAGCCAACCAGTGATGCCCTGACCTAGTCTACGATTTCTTGTTATTACATCCATACTCTTCTTGTATGGGTACTGTAATGTGGTGACAGCTTTTTGCGTCTTGTATAAAAGCTTACTTAAATCTATTAATTCTTCTTTTGAAGTTACATTGGGCAAGAATATTTCGGCTAGGTTACATGGCTCTCCATCTTCAAGACCAATTTCTCCACAAGGATTTGTTCCAATAACCTTTGAGTCGTTTACCTTTTCTCCCAGTCTGCCAAACTTTCTAATAAGGTTTCTATTGATTAGACCATATGGCTCTCCAGAACCATCATAGCCTTTCCAAAACTCTTCAATTATTTCGTCATAGGAGTCTGCATATATTGAGTTATTGGAGTTTGCTCTCCAACCAGGTATGTCACCCTTACCCCAATTCTTAGCTCTTAAGAATAAAAAGTCATCTGGATCGCCTATAGCAATTTGTGCTGAACGGCGAGCTGAGCCGGCGACAACTACCTTACCAATTATGTTAGCAATATCAAGAGCGTCTATGGATCTAATCTTTTTTCCAGCTCTTGCATCTAAGATCTTACATATGTCAGCTATACCTTCAATTAAAACCTCTGGTCCAGAAGCTGTACCTCCGAAGGTCTTCAATGGTGCACCAAAGCCTCTAATCAAAATAGTGCTGTAGGTAAAGGATTTACCATTTACAAAATAGCTGTCTAGAACTTTCCCTAAAAGCTCTGACCAACCGAATCTTGAGTCAGGGACAATAAAGTCTGCATCGTTTGTTCGTTCATGCTTAATATAGGAAACATCTTGAACCTTTGGAAAGTCGTGAACGCTGGCTCTCTCTATAGTGTAGCCAACACCACCGCCAAGCATTAGGTGGTCCATCAAGAACTTAAAGTCTTCAACCTTAGATATTGTAGTCATCCAGCAATTGACTAACGAAACTCCACTCATTTTCTTTACAAGAGGAGTGCCTAATTGCCAAAGTGCTCTGCCAGCAAATATGCCCTTTAAATTAAAAATGTAATCAAAGAGTCTTTCGGCTTCGTCTTGTGTGTAGCCTGCACCTATTTCTTGTGCACCGTTTATTGCTCGTGCAATTGTCTCATGCCAATATTCTTTTCTTCCCAAACCTTCAATGTCTCTTGAGTAAGTTCTTTTATATACTATTTCCCCCATGCCATTGAATCCCCAAGGTGGTGTCTTAGTTGCGTATCCCTGTATAAATTGATCTGAAAGAATATTTTGGTTCATTTTTTCTCCTTGGTAATTATTTGTTATTAATTCTTTTGACATAGTTTTGATTAACCTTTTGAAGTTCGGTAGTTTTTATTTTAATTAAGCTATCTAAAGAATATACTTTATGTATCTCTCTTTCAAAGAAATACCCACTTCTCCAGTTAAAAACATCTTGAATATTTTTTTTGTGTTTTACAAACATATTGCAAATTACCGCGCCACCATAGGCTTTTACTAAATTAGAAAATTTTAATTTAATATCTTCTGCGTTATCTTTGTCAATAACATTGCTAGCCTTTGCTTGGTCATACAACCAGTTAAAAGCTTGTCTAGTTAAAGGTGAAATATCTATTGGATCTATAACACCTAAAACAATTATCTTATTTCTGTTTTCAATAATTTCAATATCTTTTTTTACAAAGTCTTGAAACATTTGAAACCAATCTCTTTCATTAAACTGTGCCCAGCCAGAACACCAAAAAAGCAGGTTCTCTGGTAGATCTGGTATAGTAGTCTTCTCTACGTAACTAATCAGTGCTGCACAGCTAATTGATTTCTTTACAAAAAGTTTTCTATCTTCGTTGTTAAGTTTCTTTGAACCAGATATATCCCATAGTCTTAATATCGGTTTTTCCCAGTCACATTCTCCAAGAAATAAATTTAGATACTTTTTTGCGACGTCGACAGGTATTGTATTATCATTGATTACTTTTTCTAGGTCTTGGATAGACATTGATAATCCTTTATAAAATAGTCAAAACTCATAAAACGTGCTATAAAAGAGTAATCCCGCCCAGATGGGCGGGAAGACTCGTTGATGATTGGTGAATCGTACTTAGCCACACATGAAGTATAGCACATGCTCCGTAACGATATAAACTTTTTTATTGATTAAATTCCCCTATCTATACCAGATCTCTGTTGGAGATTTTTTTTCTGATCATCTTTTCAAACAAAAGATGGAAAGTTAAACCTAACCACGCTCCTATAAAAATACTTTGTCCTGATTTGTTTTCTGTATGTCTCCAAAAAGATCTTGTTAATGTTTCAATCTTTTTGGTTTTTATCGCGTAAACATCATATAATACAATAACGCCTACGAGACCAATCCATCCTATAACTCCAGATTTACTTTCGTTTTTTTCTAGAACTACAGGTTGATTTAAATACTTAGAGAGCTTTTGCAGATGGTACTCCGTACCATTCTTGAACTTTTTCTCTACCATAATCACCGGTAACGTTTGCCTGACCATAGCCAGCTGTAAATACCTTAGCGCTGTCTACACCTTGAGCCTCATTTGGTCTGAAAACGCCAAACGAAGCAGGTGCCCCTTGAGCTTCTGTTCTAGCTGCATGACCTGTGCTAGCAAATATATTAGCAGATGTTACTCCGTCAAATATATAATTGTTATAGCTATAGTCGCTTGTGCGGTCAGCGTGTCCATAACCTGAACCAAATACTGCTGCACCAGCTAAACCCTTGTACTCCATTGGACGGAATCTTGCACCCTCATATGTTGCTGAGCCATCTGGGAAAGTGCCAGACAAAGGATGAACATAAAGTGTTGTTCCATTAAATAACTGCGAAAGGAATCTATTGCCAGGGAACTGGCCAGTGCCAGGAGCAAAGTGATTATCTGGAGCACCATCTAGAACGTGACTAGTGCTGAATAGTGGATAGTAAGAATAGGTTCCAGCGGTGCCCTTGTATGGGTTTACCATTTCGCTGGTGTTTCTGCCCTTCAGAACTGGCCTTGGACCGACGTAAAAAGTAGCCATTTTTATCTCCTTATAAATGGTATATGCCTTAATAGTAAAAGACTTTTGCCCATATTGTATGTTTGTTAATCAACAAAAGTATAATACACGTTTAAATCTGATAAAACTGGAGGGGTTTTATCCTCTAGAATATTAAGTGTGACCTCAACCCAGACAGAAGAGGATGACCCTGGATTGTCCAGAGTATAAGTGTCTCCATCTTTATAAATTATCCTATAGCTAAATGCGTCCGAAATACTACCCTGTGGAACATTGTAGATTCTTGGGACTACAGAGCTAACGGTTTCTATCAATCTACCCGTTGGAGCATTAAATTTAAATATCATTTTTCCTGATGACATAAATTTATCGTGCCTAATATCTAGATTAGACAAACCATATGTATAAATATATTTATTAAGTTCTTTAAAGTAACTTCTTTGATGGAACTTAACTCTTACTGCTGTAATCTCGAGATCAGCAAAGTAGAAGCAAACTGGTCCAGAGTTTCTTATGGTGTCTTCGCCCATCTCATACCATCCTCCGGGTGGCACTTTGCCAATTGCGTGGTCGACACCATCATATAATCCAGAATAATTTAACTTAGTCCAACCATCAGATTCAGTTAGATTTGGATTAATTTTATTTGTGTATTCAATAGAGTAAATATCTGTTGCGTGTAATGGATATGGGTTCAGCTTAATGCAGTTTGTTTTATTTGATCCAGTATATTCAGATGGTATCTTAATATAAAACATCATCTGAGCACCTGCTGCATTTTGCTCATTAGCGATTACATTTCTTTTCCAAACCCTGTTTGGATCATCCAGTACTGAGTAGTAGGTTGGAGTTGTATCTATAACAGAGCCAGAAGTATCTGCACCGGAAAAAGATGTATCAATATATGTTTTGAAAAAATCTGGAACTACTTGACCAGTATTATTATTGTAAAACTTCAACTTTGAGCTAGAAGAGCCCGCAATAATTGGAAGAGTAACAACATTGTAATATGGGTCAAATGTTAATATGTCTGAACTGCTTATAGAAAAAGGTGTTCCGACGAAGTTTACATAATCAACTTGAGAATATGAATAAATAGAAGACATGCTACTAGAGTCTTCTAAGGCAGCTACTCTGTCGCTTAGGTCTGATAATGCATTGGCTAAGAAAAGTTGATCTTTTAGAACCCTTTCAAATGCCTGAGATATTTTATTATCAAGTATATTAGATTTATTATAAAGATATAGAAGATCTTGGTAGTTTTCTTCTATTCTATTATTATAGTCAGCGCTATCTACAACGCCATTATATCTAATATTTCTTTTTTGTGTTTTAATTATATCTGACATTATGCTCTATCTTCCATTATTTTAACTTTATGCTCGATTCTAGCCAGCTTAGCAGATAGTGTAGCTAGACTACTGATTACTAACTCTTCTAGCTCAGAGGAATTTTCATCATAGAAAACTTCAACCTCAGAAATGACTTGCTTTGCGCCATCTTCAAGCTTTTGTTCTAGGGTGTCTTCTGTTGGAAAACCGATTATCTTTGTAGATTCTTGATCTATGAGATTATCTATGTCCTGCAATTGAATAGTTATTCTCTCTAAATCTACTATAAGAGAATTGATTTCATTATTTTCTAAGACGCTAAATCTAGATCCTCTATATTTTTGTCTAGTTTTAGAAAAGATAGGTTCAACTATTCTTTGCCTGTTTTCTTTTTTTGAGAAAGTTATTCCCATATAATATTCACCTTTTGTTTGATAATAGTACTTGTATCTTTTAGCTAATCACTTGCGTGTTTAAATTTTAATTTTACAGAATGTAAAGAAGGACTACTAAAAGGATTATTAAATCTATTAAGTTCTGCTTTAAATCTTATTGATTTTGTAGAATTTGCATTTTTTGATATATAATTAAAATTAGAAATTGAGTCTATTTTTCTTGATGATAGAATTTCCTTAGATCCATAAAGAGATTCTATAGTAAAATAATAATCTTCTTCTGTAGTTTTAACGGAAAAATCAAAAGGATCCAAGTAGTAAAAAGAGTCGGTAAAAACTGTTCCATATCTTGAAAAGCTAGTTCCCTCCATTGGACTAAATGATATATACCCGGCATTAGGCTTATCATAGGTTATGATAACTTCGTTTATACCCTGAGTAAAGTTCCACTCTATAGATTTATTCAGTGTACCTATAGGTAAATCTACTATGTTGATTCCATTTAAATATATAGCTAGATTAAAATCTGAACTAGCCTTACTTACAGTGTAGTTTATGTTAATGTCATTACTGGCATTAATCTTAGTTTTAATATATCCATTTGTTGGAGAGTTTGTTCCTGGGTATATTGAACCAACCTGCTCTTTTAGTGTTGATGTAAATAAACTAACTTCTGAATTTTGAATTTGATTTGACCAATAATTAAGATCTTTATAATAAAACGCTGCGTTTCCAGAGCTTAATGAATAATAGTGACTAAAACAGTCTATTCCACTATACAGGGTTGGTGTTATATATTCTTCTTCAGAGTTTAATCTTGCTACTCTGTATACAGTTTTATTTGAATAAAGGGATGTCAATGGATTAATTTCATTTGCATTTTTGCTATCCGCATTAGTTGGTATAAGTTCTAAGTTTTCTCCAGAAGCATTAGTTAATATGGATAACCTTTTTGTGCTTGTTCCAGAAAAAGTAACAATAGACTCATTTCCTTGAGATAATGAATTCTTTGGAGAAATTGGTATCCAGCTAAAATCAGAAACAGAAGTTGGCTGATTATAATCTTGTGCTACGTAGTATCTAATTTCTGTTCCTTCTGGGGCTTGCTCGTCAACCTCCATAGAAACAGCGTCTATATTAATATTTTTATTATCGACCTCAGGTATTGATATAGGCTTAGATATTATATAGCCATTTTTATCATAATACTTTGAGCCTATTATTAAATCTCTTATTCCAAATTTATATAGATACGGAGAAGAAGAGTTGGGTACGACTAAATCTGGCTCTGATTTAAATAATACTAAATCTATTGATGAATACGATGAAGCCGGTACAGTCAATGAAAAAGTTTCAAAATCTTTTCTAGAATTAAACTCTTTAAACTCTGATGGTTTATTTGTATCAGAATAGTTTGCTCTAACAAAAATGGAAACTGGAGAAGTAGTTGATATCTTTCCCTCTATTTTTGAAATCACAAGGTTAGAAGATATTGGTATATTTATAGATAGTGTTACATAGTTTATCGCACTAGCATGGTGGTCAGTTGACCAGTGAGTGTCTGTTAGTCCATCAAATATATTTTCAAATCCAACTGAGCTTACAGATTCATTAACAATTACTCCATTTTCCCTTAGAATAATAGTTGGGGAATTGGAAACAATGTTATCTACTGTTAAGGTATTATAATTTGAGGAATTAACACTACTCAAACTTACATGCTTTTTCTCTGTATTTACATAAGCTGAAGAAAGTTCTAAGTCAATATTTTGAGTATTAATAAACTGCTCTGCATAGGAGTAAAAGAAACCGTCTGTATTACTGTTAGCGAATAGAAGCTCATCGACCTTAGACTCCAGTTCAGCTCTGGTAGCTTTTAAATTTTGAAGCCTTTTATTTAAAGATGTTATAACACTCATGAGTTGTTCATTGTTTTCAAAAACAGAATCATAAAGTATGTCTACATTATATAAAGAATAAGCCATTATTCTATTCAATAAATCAACATCTGTTTTAGAAGAAAGTCTTAGTGAATCATATTCCACTTTTATTGGAAAGCCTGCTTGATTAACAGAAAAGTAATTATTAAAATCTTTTAAGATTTCCTGTCTTGTAGGAATAGATCCATTTGAATAATACTTTTTGTATAAATTGTCTAAAAATCTTTTCTTTTGTATATTTGAAATGTTCATTATTTTTTTACCTTAACACCTAAAGAGTATGAATATATAACAGGAGTAGTGTTACTGGACTGACTCTTTTTCATTTTTATTTTTACCCACAATTTTTTGACTTCTTTTGGTATACCTGGTGTTGGATAAGAGTAGT